TCTTCGAGAAGTATTACATGGTCCCAACTTATTAACCTTTATCGAATTTTGTAAGATCAATGCTAGATAATTTACTTCTTAGTGCAGGAACTACTGCTCTTAACTTCTTTAATGAAAGGGATCAGGTTCGCCAAAGCAATAGAGAACGTCTAAAGCAACACGAAAGAAACGAATCAAAATACCGTAATGACTTCAATAGAGATGTTGTTCTTTGGCGAAACGAAAGTACTGATCGAGAAATTGAAGTAGATGACAAATGGCAAGAGGTACTCGGCAAGATTGCTAGAGATGATCTGCAGTTGTGGTCTGGTATTTCTAAAGCAGGATTAGCAACACAACAAGCATACGCAACGATGATGTCTGTTGGTGCTACTGAACAAACTGGTCGTAGGTCATCTACGACAACTAACCGTCGAAAAGCAGTTCTTTCATATGCTGCAAAGATGGCAAATGTGGCAAACACTCTTTCGTTATCTAGAGATAATGCTGCCTTAAATAGAAGTACGTGGGGTAATGAATTTACTCGATTTTCACAAGCATCTGAGGTGAAAAACATCACAGGAAGACCGATGCCAGGTACTCCACCTCCGTCGATACCTTTAGAAAATAAACCTGACTTACTAACTGGTTTAATCCTTCCTTTGGCAGGTAATTTTATTGATTGGAGAAAGCAGGTGAAGGACTTAAAACCAAAACTTACAGATGATGAGATGACACCTGATAAACCTAA